TTACCGTCCTCATCCTGCCTACATCATTGAGATGGCAGTTGAGCCGGTTGTTGTCCACGATTTCTCCAAGCAGCCCGGTCAGACCGTGCAGCTCGACCGTTATCGTTTCTGGGGCAAGCCTGGCACCAAGGAGTCCCGTGAGCGGACTGCAGACCAGACCCTTGGTTCCGCCTCCGCCCGCAACATCGTGAAGGATAAGGTGCTGGTTACTCTGCGTGAGTACACCGGTCCCGCTGACTCTCGCGATGCAACTCAGCCTTCCACCTTCAAGGTGGCTCGCGAAACCCTGATTACCGCTCAGCGTCTGCTGCTTGATACCGGCAACCTGAACGTGTTCCACCAGTCCATCGGCTCCCTCACCCTGCTTGACGACTATCGTCGGTGGCGTGACCGCGTCTTCGCAAACGAACTGCTGAAGGCCGAAGCTTGTGGTAAAGCCGACCAAGAGCAAGGCGGCTATTTCCTGCCTGGTGGTAAAGAGAAAGGTGCTACAGGTGGAACCCTGGGCGTGACTTACGACTTGGGCGAAAGCGCCAAGTTCGACGTCAAGACTGACCTTCTCGAAGTCGTCAAAGATATGCGTAAGCGTAACGTTCCTACGTTCGCTGACGGCTACTACCGCTGCATCGTGGACCCTACTGCAATGATGCACCTGCGTCAGAACAGTGACTTCCGCGAAATTGCTCGCTATCCAGGCACCGGGATGATTAATCCTATGGCTCCTGAGATGCACCCCGACGCCAACTTCTTCAAAGGTATGGGACCTGCTTACGGTCAAGCCGGCTTTGTTGCTGGTCAGCCCGTGATGCCTACTGGCTTCCTGTTTGAAGGTGTGCGTTGGTTCGAGTCCACCAACCTGCCCGAGACTTCTTACAACCTCGTGGTCGCTGACGAGAACGCTGCTGCTGACGATTACGGCGCTGCTCAGCTTATCTTCTTCGGTCCTCAGGCTGTGGGTGTGGGTATTGGTGGTAACAACGCTCAAATCCTGCTGAATAACAACGACGACTTCTCTCGTTTCATCATCATGATTTGGTCGCTGTTCGCCGGTTTTGAAACCCTGAATAAGGATTTCATCACGGTTGGTTACTCTTTCGTATATTGATAGGAGGTAACTAACAATGGCAACATTCCAATTCGACGCCGAAAACCGTACGCCGTGGAACAACGTTATTTTTCCCGGTAACTACGTCGCTCATCTGAACGCATACCGTGACCAAGGCGTGGTCGCAATTCCGGGTGCTGTGTTCTTCCGTGCTGTAGGTGCACTGGTCCTCAACCCCGATAACGATGGCGTCACTGACGTCAACGGTGTCTTGGCTGCTGGTGATTACGACCTGCAAATCCTGTCTCCTGACCTGCGTCAAGATGACAAGCCCCGCAAGGACCGTCCTTTCGTTCTGCCTAAAGGCGCTGTGGTGTATCGCACCGCTATCAACGCCCCTGGTGTGCGCGAAGAGACTGTTGGCGGTACCGTGGAGATTTCTGTCTCTGGCATCACTACTCCTACCGCTGTCCCTGCTACTGCTACAGCAGAAGGCTACTTCGAGCCTGTTGGTGAGTTCTCCGCTTTTGTTTCCATCCTCGATGGAACTGGCTTAAGTGACGCTACACCCGTCAAAGTTACCGTTGCTAACGGCGGCTTGATTGCTCATCAGAACCCCAGTGCTGGTGCTTGTCGTAAGGCCCCTTCCGCCATCCTGGTTGAAGTGTGCTACTTCATGCCTGACGCTGCTCCTGATGCAGATGACGTTCATATTCCTTACGGCATTGAAGCCGGCCAAGGTTTCTGATTGTCGTAAACAACAAACGAAGGGGGACATCAAGTCCCTCTTTTTTTGTGCCTATAATAAGACTATGTGTACCCTAAAAATATGGCCGAGCACAAATTATTTCAAGACGAACGCACCGGTAAATTAGTTGAGTTTATCAGTAAGCACGATAAAGAATTCGCAATGGTAAAAGACGCTGCCGGTAATGTGACTTTTATGTCGCTAGAGCAGTTAGTTCCTTATGACCGAGATAAAGGTCGCCTAGCAAAAATTAAAGCACCTGAACTTACTATCCCTGAAGAGCAGGTACCTGAAGCTGTTGTGCCTATTGAAGACACCCGCTTAAACCTCAATACTGCACCGCCAGAGCAGATTGCTAAACGACTGCCTGGTGTAGGTTTTGCAACAGCAAAGAAAATTGTTGAACTGCGTATGTCTCTGAGCGGTGAGCGCTTTGCAAACCTTAAGCAACTTGAGAATATTCCTCGTGTGAACTGGGAACAACTTATTGAAGAGGACCTTATCTTTATTAGTTAAACTAGTAGCAGTAGTAATGTAGGCTAACAATGGCTGTAGGCATTGAAGATATACTTTTGCTGAAAGCGCAGCAAGATGCTCAAAGCCAGATGAGCCCTGGCACAGGCGCTGCAGTTGGTGCTGGTTTAAGTGCGCTTGGTGGAGTCACGCTAGGTGAACTGGCAAATAGGCTTCGTCCTGAAACTCAAATGAGTACGGTGTCTCCAGGTGGAATGGGTAGAGCTTTGAAGCCAGGAGCTCGAATGGCTGGTGGATTAGTTGGACTTATTCTGGGTGGAGGATTAGGTGCTGGTACAGCTCAAATGATGCGGCAGAATTCACCTGCTGCTGACCTGCTTGCAAAGTTACAAGTAGAAGGAACGCTGACAGCATCAGAAGAGGCTTCATTGCAGTCAATTCTGGCTGACGCTTATTCTCAAACAATAGGTTAATGGTATGGAACTAGATGAGTATCTAAAATCAAAAGTCCGCTACCACCTTGGTTTTAATGCTGGAGCTCAAATCCCTGCTGGTGACCGTGCTCGTTTAGAAGAAGCGATGGCGTTAGTGCCAGATGAGCTTTGGTACAACGAGATTGTCTATCACGTCAAACGTTGTGACATTGCTTGGAAAGCAAGTGCTGCTATACCTGATGATTACTTTGAACCCGGCGGAAGCAGAATTCTGAACCCGTCTCGGCAAGAACTGATTAGTGGTGACGTCGAGCGTTCAATCAGTACATCAGACCCACTTAAAGGTGATGAATACTTCCGTGAAATCTACCTTCGTGAATGCGACCGTCTGGCTGAAACTTTGTATGTTCCTAATTATCGTCGTCCTGAAGTACGTCGTTACGCCTTTGAACGTGCTGGCTCTGAATTTATTATGGCAGTTCCAGGCCCTGCTGATACCGCTGTTGGCTCACGTATAGCATTACATTTTGGATGGCGATAACTGTAGAATAGGTTTATGTATTGTCGTAGGTAATTATGAGACCTGTAATAGGTGGCACTCAAAAAATTACAATGGATAATAAAGAGCGTGACTATCAGCAGAAATTGCGTCAGTCAGTTGCTCAAGGCGATGGTAATCCTTATGTCGCTGGCATCCAAGAAGTATTTGAGGAAGGTGCTGCAAAGGCAGTTAGACGACGCAGTGAATACGGCGATGTACCTGTAAAGCCACAAGAGGCTTTATTAGGAGCATACAATAACTTTCAGCAAAAAGACTCTGTAGCCAATGCTCCAATGGATGATCCATTGAATCAAACTGCTAGTCTAGATTTAGAAACATCCGCCACTCGTAATCCAAACAAAGATCCTGAAGATCTAGCTACAGATAAGCTTGATGAGCGTTTGCGTATGTATGCGCGAGCAGGTAGCAATGCTGGGTTCGGTAACAACAATCGTCAACAAACAATGAGGTTAAGCTGATGGCTAGAAGTAAAGCACAAGAAAATGCTATGGCACTTGACCCACGTCGGGCGATGATTGCAAAAAATATGTCTGTAGTGCCAGGCGGTCCAGAAAACAACCATCCTGATACCGTGCTGCAGGCAAATGCAGGAGTGAACAAAGGTACAAGTATATACAATGATTACGACCAGACAGGTGTATACCCTGCTATGAATGGATCTATTCTCAATCCAGAGAATGTTCCGGTATCAAAGTTACAACAAAGTAACGTGATGATGCGCGGAAAAAATCAAGGACCATACGGTATGCAGATGCAGCCCAACATCAATGGTAATTCTCCGGAATTTGAATTGATGGAAAGCAATCGTCTTGCAATGAGAGCAGACCCTGCTCTACCTAGAAACCCTATGGGTCTTGCTGGTATGCCTGCAATTCCTGGAGGAATGCCTGGAAATATGCAAGGTTCAAGTGGTCCGCCATTGATGCCTGGCAATCCTGGAATGGTCCCAGGTTCAACACCACAGAAAGTAGGTCAAAAGAAAAAAGGAGGTAAAAAATAATGGCCGCAACAAGTACTAACAAACAACCGCTTTTGGTCGACCACGTCTTACACGTCGTCGCAAACCTAGATACAGCAACAAACGCTGGTATTGATATCGGAAACAACGATGCTCGTCTACTTGTTGATTCAACGACAGCAGATGGCGCAATCCTTGAAGACGTATATTTAATCTCACGTGGTAATGTAGCTTACGAAGTTAACCTGTATATCAGTACAGCACGAGATTACTTACGGCCTAATGAGGCATATTACGTAGGAACTATTACAAGTGGAACCACTGAAAAAGCTGTAGTGCGTTGGAACGAGATGCCTTACTGCTTGGCGCCAGTCCCGCACGTAGGAGATGACGCACGTAACCGCGCCTTCTATTTGCCTAAAGGGTATTCATTCTGGGCCGCACGACAGGCAAGTACTCCTGTAACTGACGGTCCGTTAATCGGAGTACAAGGCGGCTGGTATTGATGAGTTATGACTGTGAAAAACAAATCGGTTACGTTGTTTTCGATAGTGTATGTCTTATGCTCGGGGCTGCTGAGCTTCGCGCTGGCGTCACGACTGAAGCTGCTGAAGAAATGGCAGCAGCGTGTAAGCCTGTAATTTCTAAATTTGATTCTTACATCTTAACGATTGCGGATGAAAGGTCAAGCACTACTGAAATAGCTACCGCTGTCTTTGGGATAATGTCTACCGTCTGGAGTGGTGGCTGCCTAGGTGCTGTAGTTAGTGCCTGGCTTGGAACATTATCTGTAGGTAATGCGATTTTATACGGAGCAACTGCTCTTGGTACGTTGGTCGCTGCTTTTGCTACAGAAGGTGCTGCGGAAATCGGCGTCATTGTTGTTGAACTAGCTACAGCTGGCTGGCTAATTGAAGACAGCATTAAGTGCGTTGAAGAATGCGGCTATGCCTAGAAAGCAGAACGGCTTTGGTAACTCCAGGTCGCTCGGCTTCAAGGGCGCTGGACGTGTCGATAGAGGTAAAGGTGTCGGAGCTCCAGGCACCTACCCATCCAATCGTCGATACGGCTCGTCAGTACACAGGACTGTTATTGAGAAATACAACCTAGATAGTAATTGGGTTAAGTGGCGAAAAGGTTTTGAGTATTACAATCAAGCTGCTTGGTATAGGCTGGAAAACTACAACCCCCTTACTCAAGAGTACGAGACAACTCAAATCAACTCAAAACTGTATCAAGGTACAGAGTATGAAGTAGATGTAGTCTTTGATGGCTATAAGTTTGCGACAAAGAGTGGCGATAGTAATAATCACTATGTAATGAAACGGACGACAGTATCAAGTCCTGACTTGGGTGTCGTAACGCAAGTAGATAATGACCCACTTAGGTTTCCAGAACGAAAGAAATATCGTGAAATATGGGTCAAAGGTACTGCTGGTACTGATAGTCGGTTACTTACAAGAATGATTGGCGAACGAATCACAGACGGTGAAACTGAAGCCACATTAAATTATTTACTAAACGACGAAGGATTGCCTATGCTGTATATCGGTAAATCATACGAAGAGCCCACAATAGTTAAAGTCACAATACCGATTGCTGATTTGATTGAACAACCAGGCGCAGAAGGCATTGAAACATATCAGCAGCTAGTAGGTAAAGTTTGCTACATTCCAAATTTCTATCAAGAGAAAGCAATAGATTTAGTAGACACGGTAGAGTTTACTGACGACGATTATTACTGGACTGTTGATGTAAAAGATTTTGTTCCAGGACAACAAATGAGTATTCTTGACCCAGAACAAGATGAATTACCGCCTTCACTGTACGATATCAACACTCTATCGGTACTTTACAAAACAGACAATTGCAACTTTGAAGTAGCTGGTAAGTATCTATACAACAAAGACTTATACCAAAGGTACTACGGCAATAAGTATTTATCAGCATCGCTAGTGGAAGATAAAGTAGACCAGTGCTCGTACACAGTGATGCCGTTTAGAATTTTAGAAGTAGAAGAAAAGAACGGACAACTAGAGCTAAAGTCAGTACCATTTGATAGTGAATTTAGGCTAACAATTCCAACAGGTACAGGAGCAATCCTAGTGTTTGCCGATTGGAGTTTTACCAAGCTATCAATAGATGAATACGACGGTCGTTACTATCACAATCCGGGCGCTCCAGATAGCTCCCCTTGGATGCGTATTGATAC